CTACCGGGCCGCGCGGATCGTGGCCAGTTCGATCAGCTTGGTATCGCGCTGGTATCGCAAATGCGCATCGGTGTGCTCGCCGACAGCAGCCCAGAATGCCTCGGTGGAGGCGATGAACTCACGCAAATATTCGGGCCGCAGGTGGGTGTAGTTCGCGCCGGTGCCTGCCTCGCTATGGCCTGCGGCCGCGTCGATCTGGCCGTCGGGAACGCCGTAGCGCTTGTGCCAGGTGTGAATTGTGTGGCGCAGGGTGTTGGGCGTGCCGATCGCCTTGAGCTTGGGTCGAGGCTCGGTCTCGCCGAGCTTGCGCCGGGGAGGGAGCCAGACCGGTTCGCCGGTTGCGTCGATCACCTGCGCGGCGAAGCCGAGATCGGGGCGCAGCTCGTGCGCGGCGAGCAGGACGCCGGCGAAGCCGTTGCCGATGTCGCTGGTCGGCCGCTCGAACCATTCCTCGCCGCCGGCGGCGCGGGTCTTGGCGGATGTCGGGACGCGATAGCGGATGACCTTGCCCTCGATCCCTTCAAGCCAAGGGGCGAGTGTCGGGCAGATCGGGACGATCGCGCGGCGCTTGCGCGTCTGATCCTCGCCGGGGCGCAGGAAGTGGATCAGCCCGCCCTTGATCTGGGTGTCTGCATCCAGCTCCAGCGTCGCCTCGGCCCGCGCATGGGTCGAAAGCATAATCATGATGAACAGATGGACGTGCGCGCGATCGGGAACAGCGCGCGCTGCATCGAGGATGATGGAAACCTGCTCCGGGTTCCATTCGAGTTCCTTGGGCCGCTTGCGCCCTTTGACGTCGCGGATCCGGGGCGCGGAGGTCAGCCGCCCGATTTCGGGGCGCAAGCCCCAATTGATCGGCCCGCGCAGGGCGGCGAGGTCGCGGGAGATCGTGGGCGGCGATGCGCCGCCAGCGGCTCGCCATGCGATGAACCCTTCGACCAAGCCGTTGGTCACCGTCGAGACGGTGAACGGCTCGGGGAGCAGGCGCTCGCGCTCCAGCTTCGACCAATAGGTTTCCAGCACGTCGGTCGAATCGAGATAGCGCTCGGGTGCTTCAAGGTTGGCGACGTGCTCTTCAAGCCATGCTGCGGTGAGATCGGCGAGCAGTACCTCGCCGGGGGGCAGCGGGCCGCTGGGGGCGATGGCCTCTGCCTTTGCGCGCCATGCCGTCCAGTGGTCGATCAGCGCTTCTTTTGCCGCTTCTGGCGGATCTCGGTGGTCACCGCCGATACCCGTCGCCGCGCGCCGCGTGACGCGGCCGTCGAGCCAGCAAATGTTCCAGTCGTCGCGGTCGCGGCGATACCAGAGCCAGAAGGGACCAAGCTCGAATCGCGCGGGGGCAGCGCCGGCGGTGCCGGTTGCGGCGGCTCTGGATCTGCGACGCCCTGTTGCCACGAAGCCTGAAATTCCTCCGATTCGATCGCGCACAGCACGGCATAGATGCGCGAATCCAACAATGCACGAACGAGGTGCGGCTCAAGGTGCAGCCGCTCATCGTTGCGCGCGGCGCGGCGGATGCGTCTGAGCAGTTCAGAGATCGGGGCTTCATCCATCACGCGGCCTCAGGGCGCTCCAGCTCAGCGACGGCAGCGGTGATGCGGCGGACGGCGGTTTCGAAGTGGGCGGGGTTGTGCTCGATCCCGGTGAAGCGCTTGCCCGCGCGGATCGCGGCGACGCCGGTGCTGCCCGTGCCCATGAAGGGATCGCAGACCCGCTCCCCGCGCACGTTTGTGAGGATCTTCGTCATCAGGGCGTCGGGCTTGGTGGTGCCGTGGCCGAAGCGCGCGTCGCCGCGCGGCGGGGTGATGCGGCTGACGCGCAGCAGCTCGGCGAGATTGCCCGCCGGGTGATAGTCGCGGTTCCAGGCATGGACGTAGAATTCGACGTCGGGGCGATAGTGCTTGTTCGCCACCGGTTGCGGGTTCGTCTTTTGCCACACGCATAGGGCGTGGCGGTGGAACTGGCCCTGCACGCGGCCGAGCAACTCGGCGAGCTGGTCGGTGTGGGCGAAGACGATCGCCGCGCCGCACAGGATCGGGTTGACGATCGCCATGTCGAATCCCGCGTGCAGCTGCTCCGACACGATCTGGTCGAACATCGGGCGTTTCTTGCGATAGCGCCCGCCGCCGGTGGCGCGGAACTTATAGGGCGGATCGAGCACGTCGGCGTCGTGGAAGCCGAGCGCGGGGCGCAGGGTGTAGGCGTCGCCCAGGTGGAGGGTGGCGGGGCCGATGCGGACAATGGTCATGCGACACGAGACCGGAAAACGCCGATCGAATTGGCATGGACCGCGATCTGTTGACGAGTGCGGTGTGGAATGAGCGGTGCGACGGCGGCGGAGCCGCCGCGCGGATAGTGGCGGCGAATCATCTGCTCCTCCGCCGCAGTCCAGTTTCGATTGCGCCGCAAATCCAGCTTCGTCGCTCTGGCCTTGATGGCATCCTCCGTCCGCCCGGGCAGTAGCGCGCACAGCGCGGCCGCGCTGTCGGATGCGAATTTTTCGCGCAGGATTGCGATCTCTGCTTCGGTCCAGGGGGCCGCGCTCACGAACGGTTCCTCCGAAAGGTGATCGCCATCATGCCGCGATCGTCGCGGGTGAGGGCGACCGTCACCCCGTCCTTCGGATCGAAGTCGGCGAGGTTGATCGGACCACTGTTCCCCGCGTCACGGGCAGCGCGGAGCAGATCTTCGATCGCCATCTGCAATGAGGGGAGGGTGTGGACCTGGTGCGAGCGCAGGATCTGCGAAGGCCCCTCTAGGGGGAGAGCGTCGGTCATTTTCCGGGCACCGCCGCATATCCGCAGGCGACCAAGCCCTTGGCGACCAAGTTCCAGACATGCTCGCGCAGGCGGGGATGACCGAGTACCTTTGCCTCGCGCTGCACGGTGTTGTTGATCAGCGCTCTATCGAGCGCCTCTTCCGACCGTCCGCGAAGCGAGCGAATGCGATAGTCACAGCGCTCGTTGGTGCCGCCGATGTTGTCGATAGTCATCCGGGCCAGCTCAGTTCGCTGACCCGTGACGGCCGACCAAAGTTCAACACGAACGATGATCATACGGAGTGCTCCCGCCTAGCGGTTTCATAAGCGTCGTTGAGGCGATCCCATCCCGCGCGGTTGCCGCCGGCGTCGGGGTGCTCTGTCTTGGCGAGTCGACGATAAGCGGCGGTGATCGCATCGATTGGCGCGCCGGGGGTGAGGCCGAGAACGGTCCACCACGGATCCGGCGCGGGGAGGGCAACGTGGCCGGCGAAGGCCTGTTTCAGGTCGGCGACGCCCCAGCGCTCCTGTCCGCGCAGCGCCTCAATATGCGCGGCGATGGCCGCGATGTTGTCGGCGACCCGATCCCATCGATCGCAGGCAAGAACGTGCGGGCGATCGTGCAGGTCGAAATAGAGCGCAACGCCCTTGTCGGTCGGCTCCCCGCGCGAGAGGCTCATGTCGCGGCGGCCGCTGATCGTCAGGCGAATATTCATCGACAGGATGACGTTCCCGGCACCGAGCCGGGTGATCTGATCCTCCAGCCGGTCGCGGGCGACGTCGAGCGACACCCGCTTGCCGCCGATGTTGCCGTCACGGAACTTAGCGTCGGCAGGATAGCGGGTGCGGGCGCGGCCCTGCGGCCAGGTGAGCGGGAAGGCGGAGGCGCTCATGCGTCACCGCCCGCGCCGTAGAGGGCGTCGAAACGGGGCTTGTTCTTCAGGCGCCAAGCCCGCGCATAGGCGAGGCCGCGCAGGCGCTCTTCGGATTGCGAGCCGCGACGGACATAGGCGGTGCCGGGACCAGTTGCCGCCTCGGCGGGGACGAAGCCGCGGATCTTGAGGATTGCCGAGATGGCGCGCGGGGACGCACCCGCGCGATCGGCCTCGGCGACGCCGGCGGCTTCCATGTTGGCGCGAGTTGCCGCCGCCGCTTCCTCGACCGTGCAAAGGCTGCGCGAGCCGAGCCAGGGCATCAGGTGGGTGTGGGCCAGTTCGAGCTGGTCGGGGTTGAGCAGTTCCTTCGTCACATTTCGCTCCTTTCGCCGAGCATGCGCGCCTGCAGTTCGTAGGCGCGTTGGGGTGATGTCGTGGGCCGAGCCGGGGCGGCGCGGCCGAGATTGAGGAGTTCGCTCGCGCGGCGACATGCGTCGCGCCAGTCGGGCCAGCGGCGCTGGCGGTAGGCTTCTGTGATCGCGACGCGCAGCTCGCCGGTCAGGCGACCGTAGCAACGGCCGCACAGGCGCTGGTTGCGGCGGCGGGTGTGCGTGCAGCCGTGGACATCGCAGGTGCTAGGCATGGGTCGGCCTCCCTCGTTCGCCGGGGCGGCGCAGGCCGAGTTCGGCGGCTTTGACGTAGATCGAGCGGATGGTGCGGTGCGGAAGCCCTTTGCCCGCACGCTTTGCGCCGCCTGCCCGATATTCGCGATCGAGCAAGGTCAGCTCGGAGCGCATCCACGGCTTTTTGGTCATGGTCGATCGCATCAGCGCCGCCCTCCCGCCGCGCCGAACAGCGCGACGATGATGAACGGGATTGCGACGATCGCGGCGAGGCCGACGAATGCGATCTGGGCGAGGCGACGCCAGCGGCGGGGGGTGACAGGCGCGGCCATCACAGCATCCCCAAGGCGGAGCGATAGGTTTCGATGATCGCTTCCTCTTCGTCGAGGACGTGCTTTTCCTTCTGGCGGAGGGTCAGGATCGCGCGGAGACCTTTGGCGTCGTAACCCCGCGCCTTTGCCTCGCCGAACACGTCGCGCTCATCGTCGGCAATCGCCCGCTTCTCTTCGCGGATCCGCTCGATCCGCTCGATCAGGAGCCGCAGCTCTTCGGCCGCGTTGTCGCCGTTGGTGACGATCGGGTCCGGCACCACGGGCTTCTTGCGGCCACGCTTCGTGGGCACGGCTGTGATCGGGGCGGGGACGTGCCGCATGGTGCCGTCCGCGCCGCGCTGCATGCGCATCGTCATCGCGTTCATGGGATCATCGCTCCCGCGAGGTAGAAGGTCGCGACCAGCGCGACGGCGAGCCAGCGGCGGGCAGTGCGCGCCCGCTCCTCCCGCTTTGCGCAGTCGTTGCACGAGCAGCCCTGCAGGGCAGGGGCGATCACAGGTGGTCTCCACCGCTGCAGCGGGTGCAGAGGTCCGCGCTGGCCCAGGCACAGGCACCATCGGCACCACGGTCGCATGGATCCCACTGGCTGCATCCGCAGCCGCGACAGACCGCCGGGTGACGATCGGCGGGTTCGTGCGCGAGCTGGTAGTAAACGTTGGGATCAAGCGGGAAGGCGATGGCGAGCAGGTCGATCGTCGTGACTTGGCGGGCGAGGACGCCGGGGGTTTCGAGTTGGCGGATCAGCGCGCGCGCCTCGGCGAGACGTTCCGATCGCGGCACGAAGCGCGGGGGCGTCACATTCTCGACGATCAGCACGGCGGCATCTTCGACCGAAACTCGCGCGGCGCGACGGCGCAGGGCCAGATATGCCTGCGGCGTCAGCGGATCGAGCGCGCTCGGTTGGGCGGGGGGCACAGGGCGCGGAACGGCGCGACCGAAACTCGGGGTATGCAGCATCAGCTGGTTCCTTTCTTCACGGTGTCGGAGTCGGGGTTGCGGAAGACCCAGCAATCGACGGTCTTGCCGGCGGCGCGGGAGTTGACGGCCTTCACCTCGATGAAGCGGCGGGCCTTGGAGGTCTTGAGCAGGCGCTTCAGCTCCTGATTGGTGCAGGGCATGCGCAGGCCGTTGGCGGAGCAGCGCGCCTCGAACTGGACGAGGCTGATCGCCAGCACGTCGGACGTGCGGGAATGGTTGATCGGGTGTTCGGGGGCGAGCTGGCCCGCGTCCTGGGCGTTGAAGTGGTCGAACCGCTCCCAGAACAGGATGACGTGGGGGTGATCCTGCTCGGTCACCCGGTGCCGCTCGGCCAGCATGTCGAGGATCAGCCCGTGGGCGTCGGCGACGTCGTGATCGGACAGGTTGGTCACCACGAGCCGCAGCGCGTCGAGCATCGCCGCCAGCTGGGCGTGGTTCTTGGCGAAGCGATAATCGCCGCAGCCGGGGTGCTTGAGCATCTTCGCTTCATGGTGAGCGAACGCCTCGGCATAGCGGGCGAGGATCGCCTCTTCGCGGCGCGCGATATGGATGGGGAAGCCCGACAGATCCTTCACGTCGGCGGTCTTGAGCGCTTCGCCTGCGGCCTTGCCCTGGGGCGAGAAGCGGCCCTTGTCGAAGTGCAGCCCCATGATGCGCTCGGTCACCGCCGGCGAGCCTTCGACCGTGGCGTTCTGGGCAATGACGATCGCGCCACGGAAGGGCGGCTCGAACGTTTCCATGCCGCCGTTCGCGATGGCGCGGGTGCGGACGGCGCGACCGTTATAGGCGGTCTTCAGCTCGTCCCATTCGAAGCGCTTCGCGTGCGGCGTGTCCTGCCCACGGTCGCCTTCGATCAGCACGACGGGGAGGTTGCCGACCTGTCCCAAGGTGCGCGAGATACCCGCGTTGGTGCCTTTGGTCGGGTCGAACCCTTCATAGGAAACGCGGCCGAGCAGCTTCCACAGGAACTCCAGCAGCGTGGTCTTGCCGCTGCCCGGAGGGCCGGTCATCTCAAGGAAGCCGAGGCTTTCCTGTTTCGCGCGGATCTGTTCGGCAAAGAGCGCCAGTACCCAAAAGGCGAGCACCACAAGCCCCTTGGGGCCGTAGGCGGTGATCAGCGGGCGGGTCCAATCGAGGTTGAGCTTCTCGGGGTCGTAGGCGATGCGCAGCATCCGCTCCGACGTGCGCAGCTTCACCGACCGCTTGCCGAGGACGAAATAATCCTCGTCGTTCGCCTCATAGACGCGGCCCTTGTGAACCGCGATGTCGCCGAGGATCCACGCCTCGTGGTCGATCGAATAGCCGGTGAACTGGATTGCCTCGACCACCTGAATGTTCGCCCATTGGCGCTGCATCAGGCGGACGATCTGGAACTGATTCCCGGTCCACAGCGCGCCGGGGGCGACCGAGGCGAGCCGCTTCATGAAGTCGCCGGATCCGGCGCAGGCCGCGCCGGAGAAGGTCGCCTTCACGCTGGCGCGGTCGGACGGGAAATCGACGCGGAGGAAGTATGCGCCTTCCTCAAGGTTCGGATCCCGCTGATAATAGAGGGTGCGGAAGGTGCAGTTTGCGACCTCTTCGATCTCGACCGCGCGCTCGGCCGCGCGCTGCCATTGCTGGGTGAAGGGGAGCGCCTTGAAGTCCTCGAACTCAGGCTCGTCGCTTTCCAGCATCGCCTGCAGCTCGGTCTGGATGCGGTCGATCGAGAAGTTCGCCCACAGCTGGCGACCGCCGAATGTGATCGGGAAGTTCGCGAATTTCTCGCGTTCGTAGATCAGCAGCGCCTTGGCGGTCGCGGTCGGCGCGATCGTCACCTCGCCATTCCAGCGATAGGTGGCCAGATCCTCGGGCTTCAGCTTGTCGCGCTGGCCAAGATCGTTCCAATCGAGCTTGTCGCCCTCGCCATCGGGGCGCACCTGGGCGGCACCGGAGCGCCAGCCCTCGGCGGTGGCGCGCTCGTGGAACTTGCGCGTGAAGTGTACGCCGGCGCGACCGACGTCGAAGGCCCAGATCAGGCGCGGCCCGGCGAGGTTTTGGGCACCACACACCCGCCGCAAATCGGCGAGGAAGTGCTCGGGATAGACGTTGCAGGTCAGCGTGGAGACGGCGCTGACCTTGCCCTTTTGAACCAGGTCGATCGTGTCGAAGATGCCTTCGGCAAGCCAAAGTTCATCTGCGCGGGCCAGATCTTCGAGCGTGACGCCGGGGTACATCCAGCAATGGCCGCGATAACTGGAGCCGTAGGAGAAGGTCGCCTTCTTTTTCCCGAACCGGCCAGGCTGATCGATTAGCCGCTGCCAGTGTCCGCCGCCGGGGATCGGGAAGCGCACCGCCGCCGAGACGATGCCAAGCTCCGGGTCGCGATACCATTCCTGCGTATAGGATCCGCGCAGGCGCATGAGGTCGAAGCCCCGCGCGGCGGCGAGATAGGCGTCGGCGGCGGCGTGTGGGTTTTCCGGGGTCTGTTTGTGCCGCTTCGACCAGTTGTCGAAGATGTCGGGGTAGAGTTCCTTAACGTGCTTCTCGATGCCGCAGCGGTTCACGCGGCCGCATTTGACCACCCAGGGCGCATCGGCGCGGGCATAGGCTTCGCGCTTCCCGCAGGCGTCGCACTTGCCCTCCTGGAGCCACGCGCCTTTGGCCTTGAACTTGTAATCGTTCTGCAGGCGCTTCAGCACTTCTGTGAGCAGATCGTCGCGCATCGGGAGTGTCGGTTCTTTCGGGCAAGCGGAGGGCGTTCCCGGAAGCGCAGGGCGACCGGGGGGATTGTGCAGTCAGGTGCGCCGTCATCGGCGCGGGGTTGGGATCAGCCGCTCATGGGAGCGGCCTCGGTCGCCGCAGGCGGATGCTCATCGTTGGCAGGAGGGGGCGTGTCGTCATTGGCCGGCGGTTCGTTCCATTTGCCGGTCGGCAAGATGATTTCGGGATTAGGGCAGGCGCTGGGCCGCACGGTGCGGATCACGCTCAGCTGGGCCAAAAAATAGTGGCCGCAGTCGAGATTGTCGCAGACGAGGCGCAGCTCGCGCACGATCGGCGTCACCTGGACGCTGTCGCGCACGCCGGCACGCGCGCCGCAATGCGGGCAAGCGATGCTCGGCAATTTCGTTCGTTTACTGGCAGTCATTGGGTTCCCCCCACGGTTTCCCCGCCCGGCCCCGCGCCGAGAGGATGGAAAGACGAGAGACGCCGACCAACGACCGCCATCGCAGATTGGGCTTCTTCGAGTTCATGTTCGGCGCGGTGGACCTCGCGAGGCCCGGCACCGGGATGGGTGACGGCAAGCACGGCCGCGAAGGCGTCGCCGCTTTCCTTCACCGCGCTCGCCACAGCGGCGGTGAGGGCAAGCCGGTTGGCCATGCGTTCACCGATGCCGCGATCGAGCAGCTGGAGATAAGTTTCGGAGATGGGCGCGGTGTCGCCGCCCGCCTCGATAAACGCGAGGTCGAGAGCGACGCCCTGGGCGACCGTGGGATGCGCGTTCGATTTCGGGTGCGACCATTTGCGCACGAGCCGCTCGCTGCGCCCGACGATCTCCGCCATGCGCGGATAATCGATCTTGCCGGCGATCGTGCTGATCGCCTTGGAAAAGGTGAGGGGTTCGCGGGCGAGGGTCATCGTTTCATCGCCTGCGCACAGTCGCGGCAACGGCGACGCTTCACATACTTCGCGTCTAGCGCCCGCTCGCCCCGAACCTCGAAGCGATGCCCGCACTCAAGAATGTTGTGCGCGTGAAGGTGGCGATTGCTCCCTTTCGTTGATCGACCGGAGACCTTGGTGGTGTCTACGACCCTCCGCCACGGTTCCGGGGGATAAGCCGAGCTGAGGAATGGGGAGGGCGCAGGCGGATCCGCCGGATCGATCACGATGTCGGCGCTCCGCGCAGCATCGAGCACCCGCTCTAGTTGATCTACCATCGCCGCCTGAACTGCGTCGCCGGTTTCGTGCGCAGTTTCCGGCCGGAAGGAGCGCGGGGAAACCCACAGGATCGTCCCGTCGTCGCTGAATTGGACTTCGCGGACGTCATGTGCGCCGTTCGCGTGCCGAACGATCCGATATACCGGGGCGGTCATTGCCGAGACCCCTCATGGTGCAAAATGGCGCTCCGATCGCACGCGACGATCGGAGCGCCGGAAGGTACGACGCCGTTGTGCGGGTGGCAGGGGGCCGGGGCGTCGTGAGGGTAAAGGTCAGGGCGCAGGCGATGGCGAGATACGCCGAACGCTGCCTCGGTTCGAAGAACGAACTTCGGGGAGAGAGGGAGACGGTGTTTCAAGAGGTAGGAGATCATTTGCTGCGAGCAGCCGACCTCCTTGGCGAACGCGGTCTGCGTCTTCGCATTGGCGAGCGCTTCTTCAAACGCTTCGAACATGGTCTCTTCGCCGTCCATACAAGCGAATTACTCAAGTCTGGTATTTCTCACAAGAGTTTTTGTGGCGGCTCGCTACAAAAAGTTTTGTAGGCACTCGGCATGGGAGTCGCCGACAGCGCAAAGTGGGTGAAGGAACAGCGGTTGCGCCTTGGGTGGTCAGCGGCCGAGCTGGCCGACCGCGCGCGGAAGCATGCTACCGCAGCAGGTTTCGACGCTGCGCTTAAGCAACAATCCATTTCCGCTTTTGAGAACGGGACGGCAAAGCGACTGCCTCATTGGCTTCAGTTCGTTGAGGCCGCTTTTCATGAGGCTGGTCAGATACCTAGGCTGACGCTGGACGCGCCGGTCCAATTCGTGACGATGCAGGTCGCGCTTCCTAGTGAAGCTGCGCTCGCGCGGATGTTCGAAGGGCTGTTGCGACCGGTCGATCATCAAAATTTGGGCGCGGCCGAACTCGCTCAAATTCTCGCTCGGCGGCTGCCAACCGGTCTTGCGCAGCTTCGAGATCTGCTGCCCGTACCTTTGACGGGCGCATTGCCCGAACGCGATGCAGATCCTCAAGCTCCCGCCACAGATCGTCCCGCGTCGCGGCCAGCACCGAACACATGACATCGCAGCGCGCACATGCCTGTTCGCAGCCGGGGGTCAGGCGGAAAATGGGTCTGCTCATCGGGTTGCCGCTCGATTCGTTGTTCTCTTTGTGTTCTGCTGACACGTCGAGCGGCTTGTAGGAAATAGCTAAATGCAAGAGGTGCGCTGTGGATAACGGTGGCAGGTCGAGGGTACTGACGGTCGCGGCTTGGATATGGGTCGGAATCGCGGCGATCTTTGCGATCGGCTGCGCAAGCGATGGTTTGTGGCTCGGGGTGTTCGGTTTCACGGTCTCGGCCGTGCTGGCCGCGCCACCCGTCGCGGCGCGCACCGCCGATCGTTTCCCGGCGATCTGGCGCAGGAGCATATCAACTATTGCGGCGCTCGCCGCATTCGTCGTTCTCGGAGACAGTGTGCCGACGTCCGCGACGCCGGAAGGAAAAGCGAGTCAGGCTGCCTCCAAGAGTGCTCCTCAACCAAAGCCGAGCGAAGCTGCTGCGTCGAAGGCGGAAACTTCTCCGCAGCAGGACCGAGTGATCACCTTCATCCGACATGTTGTTATGCAGAATGTCGTATGCGCCAGCGCAATGGACGACACGCAGCGTCAAATCGACCGAATGGCAGCTGAGCGCGCGCGACCGATCGATGCTTACCAGGAGGCCAAACGCGGTATCAAAACCTGTAGCGACGCATTGTCGGAATATGCGCGGTCGGACGTGTTCGATGGGGTGCCGAAAGGGGATTTGAACATCGCTAAAGGCGCGGTGGCGTCATGCGAGAAAGCGGCCAGGAGCAGAAAATCCGCGCTGGAAACCGCGCAAAAGGTTCTCGATGGGGAGGATCGGCTCGCAGTCGTGTCGAACTACCTAGAGTTTCGTGACAGCGCGAAGACCCATGATGCTGCTTGTCGTATGTCGCTTTTGGACGTCGCCAAGAGGTCGAGCATTCGGGACAGCGATGTAGAATTCGCTCGCCCTTGAAGGTCTGAACGGATCTACGCCCGCTCCAGCTTCAGCGCGGTCGCGAATCCCCGATCGCCGAGGCTGTGCGCGACCTCGCTGATCAGCCAAGCGGTGCCATCGATCTCACCCTTGAAGCCCTGCACCGTCACCTTCTGCTCAGGTGCCAGATCCGCGCGACCGAGGGCGAGGGTATAGTCGAACGTCGCCGGCGCGCGCTTGGCGCGCTTCCGCGCGGCCTGGGCGGCGGCGCGGGCGTCGGCCTCGGTGGCGTAGGTGCGCGACAGTTTGCGGGCACCCTTTTCCTCGCCGACCGTGACATCCTTCTTCCTCCCCGCCTTGCGATCGTGCCATGAAGCGGTGACGCCGCCTGCATCCTCGCGCTTGGCGAGGCGGTAGCTGTGGCGGTCGCCGTCACGTTTGCGGAGGGTGACGGCGGGCAGGGGCTTTCCAGTAGCGGTCTGGCCCGATCCGACCGGCGCGAAGATCAGCGACCCGCCCTTGATCGTCGCGACCGCATCATGTTCGCGCCCCAGACGGCGCAGGAGGGCCATGTCGCTTTCGCGGCTCTGCACTACGGTCTTGAGCTGGATCGACGCCAGAGCGGGCGCACAGCGCGCCTGCAGGGCATTACGACCAGCGACCTCGCCAACGATCGCGCCGAGGGTAGTGTCGTGCCAGCTTTGCTCGCGGCGCTTCTTGAGGTCGCTGGTGAAGTCGGCCGAGCGGGCGGTGATGCGCACCTGGTCGGGCGGGCCGCTATGTTCGACCTCGTCCACCTTGAAGCTGCCCTTGTCGATCAGGCCGGGCACGACGTCGCGGCCGCGCAGCCAGCCGAGCTGAAGGCGCAGCACCGCGCCGGGCTTTGGCATTTCGAGCAGGCCGTCGCTGTCGTCGAGGGTCAGTTCGAGCTGGTCCGCCTCGTCCCCGCGCTTTTCGGTCAAGGTCAGCGAGAGCAGGCGCGGGCGAACCTTGGCGGTGATGTCGAGCAACTCCGCCGCCGCGTCGAAGATCGCGCCGCGCAGATCCTGTCCCGCCATCGTCAGGCGGAAGTCGGGGATGTTGGCGCTCATGGCCCCTCATCGATGCGGAGCAGGTCGATCGCGAAGTCGATCCGGCGCGGGGTGCCATCGTCGAGCAGATATTTCTGGCGCTCATCAATCGCGGTGATGACGAACTCCCCGAACACGCGGCCTGCGCCATCGACCAGCGGCCAAGCCTCGCCGGTGGCGGCCATGCCGCGCAGCTCGTCGAGCGATAGCGCACCCTGCGACAGCTCCGAGAAAGCGGTGCCCGAGACCGACACCGTGTCTTCGCCGGGGCCGATGAACTGGAGCGCGTCGCGCGTGCCGATGCGGGCCGAGCGGGCGTGCCGCCAGTCGCAGCGGCGCTGGAGATCGTCATGGGCGAGGGTGGGAACGTGGAAGGCGAACATGCCTAGCGACATCAGGATCATGATCAATCCTCCCAATCGGGCGCGTCGGCGAACGACCCGCCGCCGCCGGGCTTGCGGCGGTGATCCTCAAGCTGGCGACGGACTTCCTCGGCGATCTCTTTCGCGGACTGGCCCGGCGCGGGATAGATATTGATCTCGATCTTCTCGCCGCTCGCGCGTCCGACCCCTGCACCGCTGCCCGACGCGCCCGAGTTCGCAGCCGTCGTCCGCGCGCTTGCTCCCGCCGCGCCGGCGGGGACCGGGGTGGCGGCGATGGCGGGTGCAGCGATGCCGACCGCCATCGCCGCGCCGATGTCTTTTGATAGCCGATCGAGGCGGCGGATTGGCAGCTGGGATTCGGAGGCGATGCCGCGATCGAGCCCCTCCATCATGTAGCCGCCGAACCCCATGAAGACGCGGGACGGGGACTGGATGCCGAGCTTTTGCTTGAACCATTTCGCGGCGGACGATGCCGCGTTGACGATCGTCGATTTGAGCGCGCCGAGCATGTTCATGACGCCGCGGATCAGCCCCTGAATGAGGTTGCGCCCCGCCTCCATCATCTGCCCCGGCAAGGGGCCGCGCAGGAAGGCGAGCACCGCCGAGAAGATGCGAATGAAATGCCCAACCGGGCTGAAGTTCATGATGAACCCGCCGATTGCGGTGAGGCCGGTGCTCACGGCGGACTTGATGCTCGTCCAGAGGTTGGTGAAGAACGCGGTGATCGCGCCCCATTTTGCGTAGATCAGGTATGCGCCGCCAGCGATCAGAGCGATGGCGGCGACGACGGCCAGCACAATACCGATCAGAGGCAGCATGCCGATGTTGAGGAATGCGGCGGCCGCACCCAGCGCATAGAATGGCGCGACCAGGCCAGCGACAACGATCGCGCCGCCGCCGAGCAATACGAAAAGCCCGGAAAGGACGGCGGTGGTGAACATAAGCGCTTTGGCCAAAGTGGGGTGGGCCTTCGCCCACCCCCGGAACCGGGTTGCTATGCCCTGGACCCACTGCGCGCCTGATTTGATCGTCGGCAACAGCGCCTGCCCCAGCGCCAGATTGACCGCCTGAAGCCCGTTCGCAGCGAGATCCGTCGCGCCCTTGGTCGTGTTGATGCGGGACAAGAACTCATTGGTCATCGACCCGGCGAACTGGCTCTTGTCGCCGACCAGCCCAAGCCGCTGCTGAAGGCCGTCAAGGTTGGTTAGCAGCGGCGCGATTGCAGCGATCGATTCGGACCCAAATAGCTGATCGAGCATACTCGCCTGCTTATCGGGGCTGAGGTTCTTCAGACGCTGGAAGACGTCCAGAATCGTGCCGTTCGCATCGATCTGCATGCGCTTCGAGACATCCGTCGCGGACAGACCGAGCGTCTTGTAAGCCGCCACCTGACTCTTCGTCGCCGCACTTCCCTTTGTCAGCGCCAGCATCGTGTTCTTGATTCCGGTCGCTGCGATCTCGCTCGGAACGCCGATCGAATCGAGCGTCGAACCCAAGGCGGCAATGGCAGGCGCTGCCAGCCCGGCGACCTTTCCGAGCGGACCAACGCGCGTGACAATGTCGGCAACAGAGGATGCCTTGCCGCCGAACTTGTTGGTCAGGGCGTTAATTCGATCGCCGAGCAATTCGACTTCGGCCTGCGGTAGCTGAAAGGCCTGCCGCCACTTCGCCATCGTGCCGCCTGCGTCATTGGCGGCCATGTCGAAGGCGATACCCATGCGGGCCGCTGAGTCGGTGAAGGCAACAAGATCATCGGCCTGGCTCGGTAGCGGGCGACCAAACTTGTCCATGCCCACGCCAGCCGCGCCGGCCGCAGCAGCGATCTGCGACAGGTCGATCGCGGTCATCGGGATCTTCGTGCTGAGCGTTACCAGCTTTTCACGCATCGCGGCGAGTTTATCGCCTGCCATGCCGGTCACTTTGGCGACGCCGGCCATCCCCTCCTCAAGGTCCATCGCGCCTTGACTGCTCGCGAGGACGGGAGCCGCGAGGGTCTGACCGGTCTGGATCGAAGAATAGCCGCCGGCGGCGAGACCGGTGGCGACATTCATACCCTTGCCGAACTTGCCTTTTGCCGCGTCGAAGCGCTGGGCACGGTCGGCGGTGGCGCGCAGGCGGCGCTCCTGTTCGGCCAGCTCTTCGTTGGTGCGGGAGATGTCACCGCGCAGGCGGCGCTCATGGCTGGACAGGTTGCCGGTCGCAACGCCCGCCGCCCCGAGCCGGTCGCGCAGCTGCTGAAGCCGGGATGACTGCTCGACGTGCTCATTCTTGAGCGCGGCGGATTCGCGTTTCGCCCTGGCGAACTCGGCGGTCAGCTTCTTGGTGGGGGTGTCGGTGGCGGCGAGCTGGCGGGCGAGCGCGGCGACCCGCGACTGCGCCTCGCCCATCTGCGCCTCGGTCGAGCGCAGACCGGCCTTCAGCTCGCGGAAGCCATTGATGTCGGCCTGTGCGCGGTCGAGGTCGCGGAGACGATCGCGGGTCGCCTTCAGCTCGCGCGCGGCCTTGGCCGAGCCGCCGGCGATATCGCGCAGCGGGCGGGTGGCGCGGTCACCCGCCTCAAGCAACATTCGGATGCGGAGATTGCGGTCCATCGGGCGGCTCAGCTCTTGTCAGTGCGGGTGCGGCGCTCAGCCTGGGCGCGCCAGGCCATGAGTTCGACGAGGTCCATTCCGTCCATCGCGGATGGCGGCCAGTGAAACACGACCGCCAGATCCGCCATGACGTCCTCTACGCGGTTGGGGAGGCTGCCGGCCTCGCGGCCGTCGGCAGCAAAAAATCCATCACCTCGCCGCCGAGCTGCATCAGATCGGCGGGATCCATCGTCGCGTTCTTGTGAATGACGGGCGAGGTGATGCGCGGAGCCAGATCGTGCAGCGCGTTGACGTCGAGCTGCGCAAGCGCCGCGAGCGTGAGGCCGCGCAACTCCGGCGAGCCGGGCTTGCGGACGGTGATGACGGTTCCTGCGCCGATGATCACCTGCTCCCCGAGCTTGACGTCGAAGTCGAGAGTAAAGCGCCGCAGCGTTGGCGCGTTGTCCGCAACGGGCGGGGTCTGTTCGGTCATGTTGGTCGACTCCGCTTAGAACTGGCCGATGGCGGCGCGATGCTCCGCCATGCGATCGACGCCATCGACGAACTCGACACCGGCGAGGATGTCGATCTCGACCTCGGTGCGGCCGTTCCAGATTTCCTTGTAGTAGGCGCAGGCCGTCTTGACCTTGAACTCGCCCATCTCGCCGACCTGCTGGTCGCCGCGATCGATTTCCTCGTGACGGCCGCGCACGACGATCTCAATCGTAGTGATCTCGCCGGTGTCGTCATTCTGGAACGAGCCGACCCAGCGGATCTGGACGCCAGTGAGCGAGGGCAGGCCGTACTGGCGGATGATCTCGCGGATCGGGCCGCCATAGCTGTGCTCGATATCGAGATCGTCGCCGCCGCCGAGGTCGATCTTGGCTTGACGATTCATGCCGCCGCCGCGCCACCCCTCGAACTTGCGATCGAGGTTGGGCAGCTTCATCGTCTTGGTCTCACCGACATAGCCGATGCCGTCGATGATGGTGGTCATGGTCTTGAGGACGCGGGGCAGGCCCATAGCGGTTCTCCAGTAAAGGGCAGGAAACTAAAGGGCGGGCTTCAGGCGGCGAGGGCGACCAGCTCGGCGAAGTCGCCGAGATATTCGTCGGTGATCTCCTGTCGGAGCAGGAGGTTTTCGAGCGGCGGGACCGGCGTGTATTTGTACCGGATCAGCAGCTTGCCTGCCTTGAGGTTCTCGATCGGATTGGCGTCGGCGTCGAACCACGCCTCCGCGCCCAGGATGCGCTGAGCGGAGCCGGGGCGGGCGAGCTTGCGAAACAGCTCATTGATCTGCTCGATGATGTCGCGCGCGAGGCCCGGCGTCAGCGGCTTGTCGATCGCCCAGATCATGCCGAGCGCGCAGGTGTCGGCGAGGATCTGTGCGGTACGGGTCGCGCTTTCGAAGACGAAATCCTTGCCGACGTCGCTCGCCGGATCCGCGCAGGTGCGGTTGCCCCAGAAGCGGAGCGACCCATTGATGGCGACGATGGTGGTGATCCCCGCCTCGTTGAGCTGGTTCGCCTCGGTATCGACCGACTGGAAGTCGAAACCGACATCCTCCGTCATCCCGACGACGCCCGCGACCGGGACGTTGGACAGCGTTTTGTGCCAGCCCTGCTCCTGATCGATGCGCGCGCGCAGGCCCATCGCGTGCGCGACCGAGGGACTGGCGACGATATCGGTGCCCGATTCCACAAGGAAGTCGGGGTAGAGCAGCATCAGCTCGCGATCCTCGAAGCTGTTGCGATAGGCGATACGTTCGGCGGTGTCCGCACCGTGGCAGCGGGCATAGGCGAACGCGCGCAGATCCCGCGCGACCGTGGCGAGTTCGTCGGCAACATCCTCGGTATCGAGGCCCGGTGCGCCGAGGATGCGGGGCTTGAGGCCGAGCTGCGCCTCCGCACCGCGCAGCAGCTGGATCCCGGCGATGACATTGGCGTCGGTCGCTTCTTCCTCGGTCACCTCACCGGCGGCGACGCCGGGGGCGACGCGCACCATGACGATCGGCGTGCGGACATGGGTCGCAATGGCGAGCAAAGCGGCCTTGAGCGTGCCGGTTGCGCCTGCCTTGGCAATCGCGTCGAGGATACCCGAAGGCGCGATCTTGACGCGGGTGTTGAGCGGGAAGGCCGCAGCGTCGGCGGCGGGGCCGGTCGCGACCAGGCCGATGACGCCGGTGGCGACGATCGCCAGCGAGCGCGCGGCGCTGGCGACCTCGGTGACGCTGATTCCGTGCTGAAACGTCATGGGTACCTCTCAGTTGGTAAGTGCGCTCTGGGCGCGGACGGGAAGGGTGAAGGTCACTGGAGCGCGGCGGCCGTTGGGATCGAGCGCGTCGCCCGCGATCTCCAACACGAAGGCTCCGGGTTGATCGCCCGACGACAAGCCGACGCGAGTCAGGCGGATGCGTCGCTCCCAGCGCGACAGAGCAAGGGCGGTCGCCGCGAAGATGCGGGTGCGAGTGAGCTGGTTCATCGGCTGATCGAGCAGCTCGACGACGAACGAGCCGTATTCGCGCAGGCAAATGCGGGTGCCTAGCGGCGTGCCGATGATGTCGCCGATCGACTGGCGCAAATGATCGAGGCCGGAGAGCGGCTTGCCGGTAAGGCGGTCCATGCCGTTCATGAGCGCCACCGGGTGAACAGGTTGTAGTAAAGCCACCAAGGCAACCAAGTGATCGAACTCCAGATGATGCGCTTCGGCGTGAAGGTTGCGGACCGATGCGGGATCTCCATCGCGAACCAGCGAAGGGCAGTTGCGAGCCAGACGAGCAGCGCGGCGAGAACCAGATACCCGATCATCGTGCGCCTCCGTTCACCGGCATGCGCAGCGCGGCGAGGCACGCTTCAAGCGCCGCCCAGAAGCCAAGCGCATCGAGCACGGGGTTGAGGAAGTTGGTCAGCACGCAATAGCGGCGCGTCTCATAGCGATGATGCTCGCCATGCTGGCGCGATGACTGGAGCAGACCGGTCTCCTGCAGCACGCGCACCCATGCGGGGGCGTGGCCATGCGCCCAATAGTGGACTTGATTCTGAATGACGCCGCCAATGGTCGCCGCCGCCCAGATTGGGGACGGCCCGAACATGCTGAGCCAGATCAGAGAGAGCGCTCCAGCGGCAAGCGCGGTGGTCAGGTTGCGGGCAAGGAAAGACGAGCGGGTGATCGCCGACGGGTTACGATGGTGCTCGCGGTTCGATTCGATCACGAGGCGACCGATCAGTGGCCAGCGGCGCTCGGCCGCGCGATCCTCCCACCAATGGATGATGCCGCCGATGAAGTCGGCGATCAGCCATCCGAACAGCAGCTGGGCGATCAGCGCGCTCATACGAAGAACTCGTCGATCATGACAAACTGAGCTGGCCGAACGGCCCTGATGCAAGTCTGAGGTTTGACGGTGGTCGCGCGACCGGGGCAGCGGAGGCGCTCCATCAACACACGACCGGTCATCACGTCGCGGACATGCTGATCGGCACCGAGGAAGTGGCGCGCGCTCATACCGGCGTTCCGGTCTGCGCTGCGCCAGCCTGAACGCCGGTATGCTTGTGGGTCTTGAGACTGATCGCGGCCGCCTTGACGTCCGCATCGCTCGCGATTTCCCCGTCTGCGTGGATCTTGGCGTCGAACTGGGCGTCGCCGGTGACTTTCAGCTTCCCGTCGATCTCGACGTCGCAGATCAGCTTGGTGGTGCCGCCATCGGGGAGCTCGGCTTCGAGGCGATGTTCCTCGGGGTCGTAGGAAATCCGCGCGCCATCGGCGAAGATCATTACGACGGTGCGGCTGTCGCCGGGAGCGGGGTTGGCGTCGCTGGAAAGTCCGCGCAGCACGATGCCGGCACGCGTGTCGCCTTCGGGCGCAATGACAGCAACCTGCTCGCCCTCGCTCGGCGGCATCCAGATATGCGTTTCGCCCGCCGATCCGGCGAGCCAGGGGAGATCGCCGGTCTCTATGTCGCCGATCTGGACGCGGCAGGTGCCCGCCGAAAGATCGACAGACAACACGGTGCCCAGGCGGAACAGATCGCCAATGATGCGCTGAGGGTCGGCGGGGTCGCTCATGGCGACGTTATGGCGGCGGCCCCGGAAGCACGCGCGGGCGCGGTCTTGTAGAAAGGGTTACTACAAGGGGAGGGGGTGGCGGCGCAGGATTGACTGCTACGCCTATCCGCTCGCAGCTTGCCCAAACATCAGCGGCTCGGCATCGAAATGCTGGCGCAGCTGCGCGGCGCGGAAATAGGCGAGCTGCTCGGCGGGGGTGGGGTCTTCAGGCGTGACCAGCGGCTCACCCGTGATCCATGCCTCGTGGGCGGCGTTGGCTTGCACGAGCGCGGTGTCGAGCACCTCACCCTCCAAGAAATCACCTTCACCGAAATAGGCGCGGGCGACGTCCTTCATGGCCTGGTCGAACAGTTCGGGATGCTGGGGGCGTTCCATTGTCAGATCTCCGGGAGTGCCGAGATGATTGCCGAGGCAAGCGGGCGGGCGAACAGCCAGTCATTGCCGCGCGTGCCGAGATGGAGGCCGGTCGCGACGTTGTTCTCGAAATAGAACCCGCTGGCGTGGAGGGCGGTATAGCCATAGCGCTCCTGCCAGCGCCGGAACGGGAAGAAGGGCAGGTCGCGACGCATCACCTCTTGGGTCAGGATACCGGCATAGAGCTGCTGCGTCGGCTCGGCGATGACGCCGGGTGCGCTCATCGGATCGGAGACCGCCATGACATCACAGCCGCGTCCAACGGCGTAGTCGAGCTGAGTGGCGACGGCAGAGCGATACGTCGCCGCCGCGATTGCGCCGTTGGCGCTGTTGGTGTTGTCGGGCGCGACGATGATCAGCGCGGCGTCGATCACCGATAGCGCCAGCGGATAGCTGCTCTGCGGAACGAGGCCGCCGTTCGACATATCGACTGCGGTATAACCGCCGCGACCGACGTTCATGACGGGCATCCCCACGGGGTCAAAGACGCCCGCGATATCGACGATGTTGCCGCTGATCGTGAGGGTCCATGCCAGCGCACCTTCGGGCTTGGTGAAGGTCTTGACCGCGATACCCAGCGCGCCGTTGGTGTCGATGACGCTCGATCCGCCGCCATCGGGGGCGATGGGGCCTGCACCGGCGGAGACGGTGAAGGATCCGCGACCTGCATCGGTATAGTAGATCACGCGCAGCTTGGTCGCGGATTCCGACCAGGTGACAGTGTGGGTCGAGCCCGCCGCGAGCCGCAGGCATTCGCCGCCGAGGCTCTTGCCGTAGAGCGCAGGGGCCGCGACCGTATAGGTCCAGCGACCATCATGACTGCTCGTGCCAGCCCCCCAGGACGTGCCGTTGCCGCCGAAGAACGCGCGGTCATGGGCGGGATAGCCCGCCGAAGCGAGTTCACGGGCGAGCTGCGCGGGCCAGCTGTTGGCGAAGCCGGTGACGCCGGCGGTATGGCTGGGGCCGGTGCAGATGATTGCCGCCGAGAGAATGGACCCGGCGATGAGCTGACTGACCTTCGCCCGCGCGACAGGAAGCGGATCGCTGATATTCCAATTCAGGAAGTCCGCAACGGTCGGGCGCTTCAATGGCGAGACCAGATCGAACAGCTCGATGTCGTCGCCGGCGGCGGTGATGGTCGCGCGGTCGAGCCGCTTGATCAGCGAAATGCCACCGCCCAGCGATTGCTGGCCATAGACATTGCTGGTGATCGCCGCGCCGAGCCGCGCCGAGGTGATGTCGAGCAGCGAGGTAGCGAACTGAAAGGGGATGCGTGACCCGCCCATGAAGGCGATCTTGCCCGCGCGCCAGGTGAGGCCGACCTTCACCGTGCTTCGGAAGTCGCCCATGCCGATGCTCTGGGCCTGAAAGTTCGGGCCGTCGTAGAACTGCAGCGTGGTGTTGCCGGTCGCCTGAAGCAGGGCGACGTTGGTGTTGACGCCGAGGATGGTGTTGTTGGTCTTGTTGACCGGGATGGTCACCTCATAGATCGCGGTCCCCTCGTCAGCCTGAAGCGCGGCGAGGTGGTCGCCCGACAGGACGTGGGTGTCAGTGTTGCGGGTGCCCACGTTCGGCATGAATGGCGTTGGGATGCTGGCGGTCGGGAAGAGCGGCGATTGCTCGACCTGCACTTCGGTCCCGGCATCGCTGCCCGCAAGGGTGAAGTCGATCGAGCCGCCGGTCGTCAGAGTAATCGTCTGCGGCCCATCTTCTGCGGTGATTGCGCCGAAACCGGTGCCGGTCGCGGTCCCGGCGACGCTGGTCAGCGTGCCGTTGCCGTGAATCTTCACGCACACCTTGCCCGCCACGAACGCCTTGGCGAGGGCAACCGCGCCGTCACCAGGGCCGGTCGGATCGGACACGAACTGCTCCGATTGCGGATAGGCGAGCAGGCCGAGCAGCGGGTGCTGGACAGGCAGATTAGCGCCGATCGTCGCATAGTCGCTGCGCAGATCGGTCACGAGCAGATCGGTCATTGCCTGGGCGCGCGTCGTGGCGATCCCGGCGGGGAAGGTGCCGAGCGCCATGTCGAGGATGACGCCTTCCTTTTCGACCAGCTCGCCGGTCGGGCTGATCCCGGCCGACCAGCCATCGGCGGTGCGTGCGGGATAGGTCAGGTGCAGGTCGGTCGAGTAGCCACGGTCGCCGGTCTGCCCGCGATTATCAGGCGCGTGGCCGGTGAACAGCTGCAGCGCGGATCCAACGGGAACGCCCGCGACCGCGTCGGCGGCGGCGGCGGCGGACGTCGCGGCGGCGTCGGCGTGCCCCGAGGCGGTGCTGACCAGCGCGTTGATCGCAGTCGTTGCGGCATCGACCACCGCATTTAGGGCGGCGCTGGCAGCGGCGATCAGGCCGCTGACCGCAGCGGAGACAAGCGCCCCGATTCCGGTGCGCTTGGCGATGCCGCCCTTGAGGATGACTACGGTCTCGGTGCCATCGGGCTCAGCGACCGGGTCTAGTGCGGAGATCTTCGCCATCAGGAATTTTCCGGCCAGAGGGGATGCGAGGAAGGATCGAAGGCGGCGAGGTTCGACGCCGGAATCCGCGCGACGATCGCCTCGATCGCATTGGACGCGGCGCGGATCGCGTTGATGCGGGCGCGGCGATCGAGCGCGCCGCCGATATCGGTCGCTGCGCCGGCGAACGCCTCGATCGCGATTTCGGCATTGTCGTTGGCCTGGCGCTCCAGGCTGGCAACGGCGAGGATTCGGCGGCGCGCTTCGCCCTTGATCGCGGTGACCGCGCGGGCGCGCAGCTGCTCGAGGCCAAGCCGCACCGGCTTGATGACGGGTCGCCCCTTCGCGTCTGCAACGATCGGCTTGCCAGCGCTGCGCGCCGCGAGCAGCTCGGCATGTCGTGCCTTGGAAATCCGCACCGCGTCGGCGGGAAGGGTGGAGTGGATGGCGGGATCGTAGAAGCCGCCGGTGGATGCGCTGAAGAACATGCCGCTTTCCCTCAATAACCGAGCATGAAGGCGTCGAAGCCGTCGAGACGCTGGTCGGCGTCGGTGACGCGCTGCAGCTGGATCAGGGTGCCGTAGATCGTCGGCGCGACGAGCTGGGGCCACAGGTTGCGAGCACTCGACGGGGCCGCGAGATAGCCGGTCGCACCGCCGAACAGCGGCGCGGTCGGGAAGACGATGGGCCAGTCGATATAGACCGCGCTCTCGACCAGGATGAGGTTGCGATAGGTCACCCATTGCAGGATCGGGAGCCGCCCCTCCTCATCGGGGAAGGGGAGCGTCAGATAGCCGTTCGGGGTCAGGCTCTTGGGCAGGTTGGCGAGGGTCACCGGCGAAATCGCGCGGTTCGCGGCGCGCGCCGCCAGCTCGGCGACGCTGGCGGCGATGACCGACAGGACCGGATTACCCGAAACCGGGCCGCCACCGGTGGCCAGCCCTCCACCCGTGACGGTCGCACCGCCCGACGCCTTGCCCGCCAATGCGGTTAGGATGTCAACTAGGCTGGCGGGGGTCAGCGCCTTGGTGTTGAGCGCGCCCAGAAGCGCCTCGGCGGGGCTGGCGATCGGAAGGTTAAAGCTGCGGTTGGCATCGAGCGCGCCGCCTTGGCCCGCGAGCAGCCCGCTGCCGGTGACCGTGCGCCCCGTCGGCACCGCGCCGACATCGGCGGGGGTGAGCACCACCGTGCCAACCTTGCCATTGACGCTCGACACCGGGGCGGGTGTCGAGATTTCCAGCCAGTTGGCCAGCACGGTCGCGGGCGCGGCCTGAAGGACATATACCAGGCCGTTGTCAGTCCGCACCGCGAAGTCGCCCACTGTCGCGGCGAGGGCAAGCATCGCGGCTTCGTCGATGGCGGGAAACACGTCGATCAGGTCGATCGGGGGGCGTTGCGACAGGAGCAGCTTCCCATCGGGGCCGAGCGTGGCGACACCATTGGCGATGCCGAGCTGATCCGCCGCGACATAGTTGGCGAGGACGGCAGCCATCGTCGCGGGCGTGATGATCTTGTCCGCGACAGCGCCGGCCAGCGCCTCGGCGATCGTCGCGAGATAGGCGACACCTTTTTCGTTCTCGGTCGCGGGCGGGTTGAGGAAGTTGGTGTCGCCGAACTCGATCAGCGCGGCCTCCCCGTCGATGAACTTGAGGTCGATCGCGGTGAGGAAGTGCGAGGCAGGGAATTTGCCGAGAAACGGATCGGCCTGAGAATAGGAAGCGAACAGCGTCCCGTCCTCAAGGTAGAGGGCAAGGCCGCGCGCGAGATATTCGTCGTCGCTCGAATCGCGAACGATCATGTGAATCGTATCGGCATCGACCGCGATGCCGGAGATGGTGTCGATCCGCTTGATTTCACCGGGCAGGGCCGTGAGCGTCGGTGCGGCGATGAAGACCGACGCCGTCACGCCGACTTCCGCGATGACGACGGCAGCGGTTCCCCCGCCCTCGGCATCGACCAGAGCCGCGCGCCCCGCGTCGGAAATCACAATCGGAAGTGGTGCGGTCATGGGGCGGTCCCGTCGATGAAGTTGCCGAAATCGTCGCGGAGCGGCTCGCCATTCTCGTCCTGAAGCAGGTCGCCCCATGGCGTGTCGGGGTCGAACCCGGCGGGGGACGCGGCGGCGGCACCGTCGAGACGGCGATAGGCCGCGCCTTGGGCGGCACCGATCGGCGCGGGTAACCCGATCAGCTCAAGCTGCTGCACCAACGCGAAATGGGCGCGCACCGGCTTCGCACGGGTGACATCGGCGATGATCTGGCGGGCGAATTCTGCCGAGACGCGCGTGCCGCCGGCGACGCCCTCGGCATCGATCAACGGTAGCCTCACTTCGAAAGTGTAGGGATCGAGCTGGGGCGAGGCTTCGAACCATTCGACAAGATGCAGAAGGTCGTCGAGCGACTGCAGCGCCTGCTCGACCGCGAGGCGGCTACCCTTGATCCGCTGCGCGGCGATAGCGCCTGCGACCGCCTCGCGCTTTTCCGCATCGCTCCAGTCGGCGTCCCAGCGATCGACCGAGAGCGTCCAGGCAAGCCAGGGCAGGCTGGCGATCGGACAGGTGGCGGGGTTCCACAGGGTGGCGACATCGACCGGGATATCGCCCAGCCGCGCGGCTGCCTGCGCAAAGGCCCGCTCAAGCGGGGTGCTGGCAGGAGGCAGAAGATCAGTCATCGGCCACCATCACGTCGGTGCCGGTGCAGTGGGCGAGCTGCGTTCCGTCGGGCATGATGTCGGCGGCGGGCTGCGCGAGCGTGACATTGAGCACGCCTTCGACATGAAGCGCGGCGATGATGCCCGACCGGGTCACAGGGCGACCGATCTTGCGCGCGTCGGCGAGGTAGGCGGCCAGACGCTGCTCGGCTGCCGCAAGCACCACGACGGCATCGGGGCCGTGAAACAGGGTCAGCGTGGCGAGGACAGTGAAGGTGAGCAGTTCGACCGACGCGACGGTGACCATGTCGGTGAGGGGGCGCACTTCTCGCGACGTGACGACAGCCTCGACCGCCGCGATCTGGTCAGGCGTGGCGGTGCCATCGCCGAGCCGCGACAGGATTGTGATCAGCACCTCGCCGGGCGCGGGACTGGTTGCCAGCGCGTCGGCGATCGTCGCGTCGGCCGACAGCGCGTGAAAGCGATAGGCGGTCGCGGGACCGGCGACGCTGAAGCTCTCGGGTGCGAGCTGGATGCGGCGGCGCAGATCCGCGTCGCTTTCATAGATGGCGGTGTCTGAGCCGCTCGCTTCCTCGATGATCAGCCGTTCGACGTTGACCAACGCGCCCAGATTGTCGAGATCCGCGCCCGTCGCGTAAGCGAGCATGGTTTGCAGGGCGCGTTCGTTGAACTGCTGCCCCTTCAGCATGACGTAATAGGCGATCAATTCGAGCAGCTTCACCCCCGGATCGGAGGGGATCGTGGCGTCGAATTCGGGCAGGACAGTCTGGAAGAACGCGACCAGGTCGGCCCGCTCCTGCTCATAGGACAGCGGCGCAAGGAAGCTGGGCGCGGGAAGGCGCGACAGATCGATTGCGGTCGAGCTGGATGCGGTGTCGGACACACCGCCATGTCGGCGGGTTGGGTGGAGCTATGCGACCCCGCGCTCTTGTAGAAAGCGTTACTACAAGAGGGGGCGGCGGGTCAGTCCGGTGCCAGATGCGCAAGAACCAGATCTACCATCGTCGCGCGCTCCGGCGGTGTCAGGCCGAGCAGCTCGCGACGGGGATAGCGAACGGGCCGCGCGCGGGGCGAGGGGCGATCCTGACGCCCCTCCTGGTGGATCCATGCGATCTCTGCGACGTGGCCGCTGAAACCGACCCACGCCTCACTATCGGTCGCGCCGGCGCGCAGGAACTTCCCGCTCTTCAGCTTGCGGAACATGGCGCGCTGGCGGATCGCGCCACGGCGGCGGTAGCGGCCCTTGCCACCCGCGACATCGGCAGTCGGTAGCCATTTCGCCACCTTGTCCCAAAAGAAGCTGCGGATCCCGCCCGCCTCCTGATCGAAGCCGGTGAGCAGCGGCCCTTGGCGTGTCCAGCTGGCCATTGTGACGAGGCGGGGTTCGGCGGCACCCTTGGGGTAGAGGAAGCGCAACGGATAGGCACCGGGCTCAGCCGCCTCGCGGGGCTTGCGCGGCGCGTAGCTCGACCCATCGGGCGCGCGCTGGCGAGCGATGCGGGCGCGCTGTGACGCCGCGCGCTGGCGCGCGACGGTGCTGAGGATCTGGCGGCGTTCGCCAGCGGCGAGGTTGCGCAACATCGCGCCGCACAGTTCCTCGATCCGTTCGAGTCCCTGGTCGGTCATGGGCAGATCGTCGCGTCACTCGACGGGTGCTGCAGCGTCGCGCCCTCGGCATCCCATGCCGGTGGTGGATAGCGATCGTCGAGGTGCGACGTGGTGTAGGTGCCGCTGGCATCGTCGCGCGCCACGAGCACGCGCTCCGACAGTTCGATGTAGATCGAGACGTCCGCCGAACTGGCGTCGAGGATTTCGGATTCGTAGCGGATCGGCTCGTGCGGCGCGCGTTCGAGCAGCTCCGGCTCCTCCTGCCCGACCCAGATCAGGATGGGCAGGATCAGCGCGTCGATGTCGCCGGCATAATCCTGCACCACGATGTTGAGGGTGTAGCGATACTGGAAGGCGAGGTTCCCGGTCGCGCGCGAGATCACCTTGCCCTTGTCGATGAACATCGAGAGCAGGGACGGGTCGGCCTTGAGCGCCGGAACCTTGTCCAGCAGCATCGTGCGGAGCGAGGACGGCTTGTGCAGCATCGGCTATTTTCCGGCCTCGGGAACCGGGCAGCTGCCCGGCGTGATCCAGTTGATCAGCCGCCGGGTGCGGTCGAACAGGTCGCGATAGCCAAGCGCCAGCCCCTTGAGCGGCGCGCGCACGCTTTCCGGGATCGTCGCGGTCGCGTCGGTCGGAAAGGGCTTGGCCGGTTCGGGGCAGGTCAGCAGATCCGCAGGCGGCGTGTCCTTCACCGGCACTGCGACGACGTGCGTTTCGGGGCGGATGTCGGGCTTAGCGCAGCCCGCCAAGGTCGTTGATGCCAGCAAACCAGTTGCCGTCAACGCGATCATCATCGCCAATCTGCGCATCGACTTCCTCCATTTTGGACACGGCACCGCGCCGCGCGACCACGTCACGCGAGGCGGTGGCGATATCCGTTTTCGTCTTGGTTTCCCGCTCGCTCTGGGCGGTGGCGAGGGTGTCGGCGGTCTTGCTGATCGCCTGCGCCTTAAAGGATGCCAGATCCTGCACCGCCTCGCTGCAAAGCTGGCCGCGCGTCTTCTTGACCCGGCGCTTGCCCTTGTCGGTCGCGATCTCGACCGTCGCGGCCTCGGGCGTGGTGCCGGTGAAGGCGCAGACCTGAGCGCCCCAACCTGCCCATGCATCGCGATCGGCGCGGACGCGCTGGCCATCGACGTAAAACCAGGCGGCGACGCTGGCGAGGGCGAGCAGCACCCACCAGCTCGACCCAAGAAAGCCGCTTGCGGCCTTGGCCGCGCCGGTGAGCGTCTTGATCACAGCCCTTCCTCCCGCAGCCATGCGGCCACGTCGAACGAGGGGCATTGCTTGAGCCATTCGTGCGGCTCGACCTTGCCGTCGCGGTCAGCGTCGGGGGAAAGGTCGCGGTGGCCGCAGACCCGTGCGCCCGGGAAGCGTTGCTTCAGCTCGACGATCAGCTCGCGCATGGCGGCGCGCTGCTCCGGCGTGCGGGTGTCCTTCGCCTTACCCTGGGCATCGACGCCGCCGGCGTAGCAGATGCCGATCGAGCCGGCATTGTGGCCCTCGACATGGGCACCGGTTTGCTCAAGCGGGCGACCAACCTCGCGCGTGCCGTTGAGGCGCAGGAAGTAGTGATAGCCGATCGTGCGGAAGCCGCGCTGGCGGTGCATCCGCGTGATATCGGCGGCCGTGATCGCCTGCCCCTCGCGGGTCGCGGCGCAGTGGATCACGATCTTGTCGATGACGCGCATCATTTTCCCTTTCCGATGAGGCGGTCGCGGATCAGGGCGGGCAAGCCGCCGATGACGTCGGACGCGCCGGCGATGAAACGGGGGGTGGCTTCGAAGGCGATCATGCCGATGGTGAAGGCGATGGCCTGCATGACGAACGGGTCGGCCGCATCGCGAAACCAGATCGGCCACAGCGCGCCGATCGCGCGCGTGACGAACCAGCTCACCACGATGCCGACCGCGAGCTGCACAAACCGCTCGCGCCACGTCAGCCCCTTGCGCCAGACCATGCCGACCGCCGCGCCGATCGCGCCGGGGGCGAGACCCGAGAGGAGGGTCAGAATAGCCTCGACCAGCGCGTAGAATTTGCTTTCCATGTCAGCTCCAGAGTTGGACGAGCGCGCGAGTGGCGGGGGCCGAGGACGCGGCGGGGGGAACGATGACGGGCGTGCCCGCCGGAAGCACCGCGCCGAGGCCCGCGATGCCGCGATTTTCCGCCATGACGGCGGGCAATGCCTCCGGGCCGAGGCGGCGTTCGCGCCAGATGAGGCCGTCGAGCGTGTCGCCCGCGCGGGCGCGGATGGTGTCTGCCATCAGATCAGCTCCACCACGGTTCGCCCTTCGCCGCGGATATCGCGGACAGCGTGAATCATGTCGCGGCGCAGCTCGCCGAGCGCTGGATCCAGTTCCTCGACCTGCCGCTGCCCCGCCCCGGTCAGGTCATTGTCGCGGTAGCGCTCGACCAGCTCGACCTTCGCGGCGGCGCAGATCGCGCCCGAATAGAGCAGGAGCAGCTGGCTCGTGTCGTCGATTTCAACCGCCGGTACTGCAGCCATAGTGGTGTGGCCGGCGGCGACCTGAGCGGCCTTCCACCCGGCGAGCTGGCGGTTGACGGTGATGATCCCGTCGATGATCGCGCGGCGCAGGCGGGGCGCGGTGACGCCTTCGCGCACGCGGCTGTTGCGGCGGACCTCGGCGGGGTCGATGTCGGGAAACCAGCCATCGTTGGTGACCACCGCTTCCGCCTCGGGCGGAGCAGGCGAAACCGGGGTTGCGTCGAAGACGAAGTCACTCATTGCGAGAGCGCCAAGGCGAGCACGCACGCGGTGCCGAAATAGAGGGCGAAGCCGAAGATGCTGAGCGCGATCGAGGCGGTGCGACAGCGCCAGTCAGACGCGAGGAAGGCAAAGACCAGACCCGCCGCGACGGCCCACATGCTCACAAGCATGACGATCGCGGCGACCAGGGCGACCAGCGCCGAGGGGGCGAAGATCCCCGCCATGATGATCGCGGTCAGCGCGGCGAGGATAAATGCGCGAGCGATGTTCATGGGCGGTCCTTCGAATATTTCGGGGGTGGGGATCGGGTCACTGGCGGCCCTCAGGCCGAAGCCCCTCCCGCCATGCGCGATCCGCCCCCGACGCCGGGGGGCGAGCCTGTCAGCCGGTCTGTGCCGGCGGTTCGAGTGCGGTGATCAGCTTGGCCAGCTTCTTGATCCGGTCGGTCACACCGACGCGCTGATCGAGGGTGCGAGCGCGACCGAGGGTTTCGAGCGCGGTCTTGGCCAGCGGGGCGTCCAAGATGACGTCGCCAGCCGGGCTGAGCGCGGCGCGCATCTGCTCGACGCCGATCACCTTCTTGAGCTTGGCGCGGATCTGATCGTGCATGTCCGCGCCAGCGGTGAGCAGGTCGATGCGCGCGAGGATCTCGAACGGGAACGCCTCTCCAGCCTGCTGCACCTTCAGCGCTGCGGTGGCGATCTCTTCGACGATGAGCGCCGGGGCGGTGCGCTCATAGCGAGCGGGAAGGGGGAGGTTGTGGGCGAGAACGTGCTCGACCAGGACAAGCGCGCCTTCGAAGTCGCCCGTGTCGATCCGCCAGATCATGACGGTTGGCAGGACATCTTCCTCAAGGCCGACGCCCGCCTCGACCAGCCCCTGCACCCATGCCGCATAGTGCGGGAGCATTTCGCGCTTCGCGTCGATCCTCTTCTCGATCGACGCGATGTCGCGCAGGCGGCGCAGATCGTGCTGCAGGCGCAAATTGACCTGGGCAGTGGCGCGCTCATGCGGCGTGCCCGAGTCCGCCGCCGCGACCGACGGCTCCGCCTGCGCCGTGGCGGCGGCGGTGGCGAGCGTGCGGTCGCGGCGGTTGCGGGCGAGGCTGCGGTTCGGCGGCGGCGCGTCGGGTAGCCCGCTCGCCGCAACAGGAGCGACCGCCACTTCGGATGGTGCATTCAGGAACTTGTCCCGGTGCTTGCGTGCGAGGCTCATTGCGGATCCTTTGGGGCGAGCGGACTAGGTTGGGGCGCGGGCGATCAGGCCGCCGGCTTCGCGCCCATGACGATGTTCTCGACCAGCGCGCAGAGGCCGTAGTCTTCGACGACATAGGACTCGTTGACGCTCTCGTAGTTTTCGACCTGGTCGAGGGCGGGTTCGTCGCGGAGGTGACGACGCCGCGTTTCCTCCTGCTCGTAGATCGACAGGTTATCGAGGCGGGTGATCAGGATAGCGCCCGCCGGGAAGCCGGGAACGCGCACCGCAGGAAGACCGCCAACCTTCTTGGTCGAGATCAGCACGTCACGCGCGAGCTGTTCGGTCGCCTTGTCGCCCGCCTCGTTGACGATGTTGAAATACTTGTCGTGGACCAGATCGCGGCCACAGATCACGACCAACTCGGTATCGTCGCGCTGCCATTCGTCGAGCAACTCGGTCGCATCCATGACGAGGGCGTCGAGGTTGACATAGTCGGCCTCGGCGGTCGCATCGTTCTCTTCGGCTTCGTTGTAGATCTCGACGCCGGGCTTCACGTAGATCGCCTTGGTCGGGGCCGTGGACAGCGCGCCGTCGTCGAGCACCCGCTCCGGTGCGAAGGTGCGGATCTTGAACAGCCAGCCCTTGTTGACGTCCTGAAGCAGCGGGTTGGCGACGCGGTCGGTCTGCGCCGCGACCGAGGTGCCGTGCCAGCCGATCAGGATGCGGTCCATGCCCTGGCGCTTGAGGATCGCATTGCGGAGAAGCTGCTGGAACTCGGGACGGTGCCGCCAGGCATCGAGCGTGGCGTATTTGATCGCGGTGTCGAAATTGGTCTTTTCGCAGCGATAGCGACCGCCGTCCGAGGTGTCGGTCGCGGGCGTGGGCGTGCGGCGGTTGCCGATGGCGGTGTTGGTGCGCCCCGCGATCGTGCGGGTGACGCCGACGCCGACCTTGTCGCCCTCCTGCTCGGGGACGAGAATCAGATTGATGCGGGTGAGGAAGTCGCTCTGCGACTGCTGAACCTCGACCAGCTTCTGCTGCACGACAGGCGCGACGGTGAACTGCTCGGCCGCGCTGGCGACCCCGCTGAGGAGCGCGATCTGCGAAACATAGGCGTTGTAGAGGGGGCGGGTGGCGTTGCGCATCGGGGGGACTCCTGGGCGTCTAAAGGCGGGCGGCTAGAAAGGGGGGCGATCAGCAGTCGGTGAGGATGCCGGTGCCGCCGCCAGCGGGCGGGCGGCTGAACTGGGTTTCGGGCGTCTTTTCGAGCTTCGCCTTAATGGCGGCGAACTCGGTCTGCATCGCGGCCTGCGCCTGTGTTACGGGTTCGAGCGCGGCGGCGATCGACTTGGCGACGGTGTCACCCATCGCGGTCGCGAACGCGGCGAGGTTATTGTCGTTGGCCGGTTCCTTGACCGGTGGCTCGGGGGCCGGCTCAGGCTCGCTGCCCTTGAATTTGGCGGTGAGGGCAGAGAAGAAACCGGCGATGGCGTTCTCAACCTTGCCGGGGTCGGACGGGCTGACCTCGAACCCGAACTCGACGGCATCGGTGCCGTGGGCGTGGAAGGTGCCCGGCGCGCTGCGCGAGAACTGCAGCTTCTGAGTCGCGATCGACGCGGGCGAGTCGGTGAAGGCGAGGCCGACAAGCCCAACCTTTTCGATACCGGCATAAGCAGGCGTCAGCTCGACAGAGGGGAAGGGCTTCTGGTCAGCCTTGGCCAGCTTGATCAGCTGGGCGTTCCCCTCGACCTGCGCATACAGCGCCTTGCGCTTCTCGACCTTGCCGTCGATCGTGATGTCGTCGATCTGCGCCTTGACTGCGATCACGTCGCCATAGCCATTAAACGGCGGTTCGGGGCTGTAGCCCTTGATATGTTCGACGTTGATGCGCGGGGTGTAGGTTTCCGCGTTGAAGGTCTCGACGATCTGATCGATCATCTCGGGGGTGATCACGCGGCCGTCGCTGATCGTGCTGCCGGCGACGAAGCAGCGGAAGAATTTGCTCTTGGCCATGATGGTGCGGTCCCTCGGGTCGGTTCGATGCTGGGCGGCGCAGGCCGCGCTGACCCTGCGAGAAGGGGACCAAGGGGCGGCGCATCTCAAGCGCGGGGACTTGTAGTAACGCTTTCTACAAGAGGCGCGGCGCGAAGGCGGGGGCGATGCGCGACTAGGTTCCGCCGCGATGGCGACGCTTCCTCCTAATTTCGGCGAGCACCTGCCCGCAAACACGTTCCCGATCCCGATCACGGCGGATCGATGGGCGCGCAGCCTGTATTGGGCGGGGTGGGGCGTCACCCAGATCGCGGACGAGCTGCAGCTGCTCGGCTATCGCAACGATGAAACCGGCAAAGCCTATGCGCGATCGACAGTGGAGGCGTGGAAGCAACGTCAGGGGTGGGACAAGACCGCCCCGATCGACAAGGTCGCCAACACCGCCGAGCTGCGCATCAACCAGCTGATCCTGAAGCCGAACAAGACGGGCGGGGACTTCAAAGAGATCGACCTGCTCATGCGCCAGCTGGTGCAGGTCGCGCGGATCAACAAATACACGCGAGGCGGCAACGAGGCCGACCTCAACGAAAAGGTCGGCAACCGCAACGCCGGCGAGCGCAAGAAGGCGGTCAAGAACCACTTCACCGAAGAGCAGGTCGAGCAGCTCGAAGCGATCTTCGAGGCCGAGCTGTTCGGATATCAGGAGGATTGGTGGGCCGCGAAGGATCAGCGCACGCGCATGATCCTGAAGTCGCGCCAGATCGGCGCGACCTGGTATTTCGCGCGTGAAGCGCTGCTCGACGCGCTGCGCGGGGGCGGCAACCAGATCTTCCTGTCAGCGTCGAAGAATCAGGCCCATATCTTCCGGGGCTACATCATCCAGTTCGCCGCGCGCGTCGGCGTCAAGCTGCAGGGCGACCCGATCGTCGTCACCGCCGACACAATGCCCGAGGGCGAGCCGGCGGCCGAGCTGATCTTCCTCGGCACCAATGCGCGCACCGCGCAGGGCTATCACGGCAATTTCTACTTCGACGAGTTCTTCTGGACCTATGGCTTTGAGGAGCTGAACAAGGTCGCGAGCGCGATGGCGATGCACAAGCGCTGGCGTCGCACCTATTTCTCCACGCCCAGCTCGGTCGCACATCAGGCGCACCCCTATTGGACCGGCGAGCGGCGCAACCGGCGGGTCAAGAAAGAGGAGCGCGTCACAATCGACGTCAGCCATGCCCGGTTGATGGCGGGCGTGCTGTGCGAGGACAATATCTGGCGACAGATCGTGACGATCGAGGACGCGGCGGCGCGCGGGTGCGACCTGTTCGACATCGACGAGCTGCGCGTCGAATATGCGCCCGACGAATTCGCCAACCTGTTGCTATGCCAGTTCGTCGATGACAGCCTGTCGGCATTCAAGTTCAACGAGCTGCAGCGCGCGACCGTCGATGCGATGGTCGATTGGCGTGACGTCGATCTGCTCGCCCCGCGCCCTGTTGGCAATCGCGCGGTCTGGGCGGGCTATGATCCGCAGGAGAGCGAGGACGGCGACAATGCGGCGCTGGTGATCGCGCTGCCCCCCGAGGGGCCGGGCGGCAAGTTCCGCCTGATCGAGCGCCATCAGCTGCGCGGGCTCGATTTTCAGGCGCAGGCCGAGTTCATCATCGCGCGCCTCAAGCGCTACAACTGCACCTATCTCGGCATCGACGCCAATGGCTGCGGCGTCGGTGTTTATCAGTGCCTGCAGCGCGAGAATGTGCGCGGCCTGGTCAAGATCGAATATTCGCTCGAAGCGAAGGCGACGATGGTCATGAAGGCGCAGCACAGTTTCGCCCGTGGGCGCATCGAGTTCGACGCCGGGTGGATCGACGTCCAGTCGAGCTTCCTGTCGATCAAGAAGGCGCTGACCCGTGGCGGTGCGGCGATCACATTCAAGGCGAGCCGCAGCGACGACATCGGCCACGCCGATCTGGCCTGGGCGGTCATGCACATCCTCATCAACGAACCCCTGGACGGCAAGGCGCGGCCGAAGACGCGCATGGAGATTATGGATGGCGAAGAGGGATCGAGCGCGGCGGATGTCGACGAAGGAATCGGCGGCGGCTTCGCGTGGAGCCATCGTGGGGACGTCGAATGCGGGGGAGATGACCGCCTTCAGCTTTGGCGACCCGGAGCCGGTGTTGAACCGGCGCGAGCTGATCGACATGCTCGAATGCCCGCACAACAACCGCTGGTTCGAGCCGCCCATTCCCGTCGATGGGCTGGCGCGCGCGTTTCGCGTGTCGCCGCACCACAGCTCCGCCATCTACCTCAAGCGCAACCTGCTCGCCGCGTCGTTCGTCCCCTCGCCGCAGCTTAGCCGGGCGGCGTTCGAGGCGTTCGCCCAGGACTATCTGGTCTTTGGCTATGGCTATCTGGAGGAGCGGCGCAACGTGCTGGGCGGGGTGCTGCGCTATGAGCACGCGCTCGCCAAGTTTACCCGACGCGGGGTCGAGGCCGGACGCTTCTTTTTCGTGCCGGGGCATCAGCAGGAGACCGAGTTCCGACCGGGCAGCGTCGTCATGCTGCGCCAGCCCGACGTGAACCAGGAGATCTATGGCGTGCCCGAATATCTGAGCGCGCTGCAGTCGGCGTTGCTCAACGAGGCGGCGACGCTGTTCCGCCGCCGCTACTACCTCAATGGCAGCCACGCCGGGTATATCCTCTATGCCACGGGCGACATCGATGCCGACGACACCGACAAGCTGCGCGAGGCACTGCGCAAGTCGAAGGGGCCGGGCAATTTCAAGAACCTGTTCGTCCATGCGCCGAACGGCAAGGAAGGGAGCCTGAAGATCCTCCCGATCGCCGAGGTGGCGGCGAAGGACGAGTTTCTGGGCATCAAGACCGCGACGCGCGACGACGTGCTTGCGGCGCACCGGGTGCCGCCGGCGCTGCTCGGCATTGTGCCTGCACAGGGCACGACGCCGGGCAACCCGCTGCAGTCGATGATGATGTTCGTGGTGCTGGAAATTCAGGCGCTGCAGGCGCGGTTCCTGCAGGTCAACGAGGATCTGGGACGCGAGGTGATCGCGTTCGACAATCAGAAGATCACGGTCGCGGAAGCGGCCTGATATTGCCCCCGCTTGGCGTCGGCCAGGCGGGGGCGAGCCGGGTGGCGGCCCGGTTCACCGACGAGGTTACGCTCGCCACGATCGATTGGCCAGTCGGCCGTCCCGCACCCGGCGATGCCGGGCGGGAATCCTAAGAGAGCGAGATTTCCAACATGTCCAGTACCAGCGTTCAGCCCGTGGCACCCGCTGCGGGCTATATCGGCGGCAAGCGCAACCTGTCGGCCCGCATTGTGCGGATCATCGACGCGATCGACCATGACGCCTATGCCGAGCCGTTCGTCGGCATGGGCGGCATTTTCCTGCGCCGGCGGCGGCGCGCGCGGGCCGAGATCATCAACGATGTCTCCGGCGACGTCGCGACGTTCTTTCGCGTGCTGCAGGAGCATTTCCCCTATTTCATCGACATGCTGCGGTTTCGCGTGGCGAGCCGGGCCGAGTTCGAGCGGCTGCGCGCGTTGCCGGGTGAGCGGTTGACCGACCTTCAGCGGGCGGCGCGGTTCCTTTATCTTCAGCGGCTCGCCTTTGGCGGGCGGGTGAGCGGGCGGACGTTCGGGGTCGATGTCACCCAGGGCGCGCGGTTCAACATCGCCAAGCTGGAGCCGATGCTCGCGGATATCCACGAGCGGCTAGCGGGCGTGGTGATTGAGCAGCTGGCGTTCGGGGAGTTCATCCGCCGCTACGATCGCGCGGGGACGCTGTTCTATCTCGATCCGCCCTATTGGGGGTGCGAAGGCGACTATGGCCCCGACGTGTTTGCGCGCGCCGACTTTGAGGCGCTGGCGGCACAGCTCGCGGGGATCCGGGGGCGGTTCCTGATGTCGCTCAACGACACGCCGGGGGTTCGCGAGGTGTTCGGCGCGTTCAAGATGGATGAGGTCGAGACGAGCTACAGCGTCGGTGGCCGCGCGGCGACGAAGGCTGCGGAGCTGCTGATCAGCAACTTCTGA